CTGCTCAAACTCCGGAGAGTATTCCGGTCGGTTTGAACGAACTCGCACAGACTCATCAGCAGATGCACCAACAGCTATTGGTTCATTGACTGGTTCTTTGACTGGTTCAAAAGAGTGACTGGTTCTGGGTGAATCTCCTGCACTACCCCCTAGTGCAACTCCTGCACTACCTGGTGAATTTGCTGCACCAGATAGTGAATTATTTGCACTACCCCCTAGTGAATCTCCTGCACTACCTGGTGAATTTGCTGCACCAGATAGTGAATTATTTGCACTACCCCCTAGTGAATCTCCTGCACCATCAAGATGAAGAAGATAGATATTACTTGAGTTACCTTTTTCACCTTTCCGGGTGACTTTTTTTACCAGCCCGGACTCACAAAGGGCCGCAATATGATTCATCACAGAACGTTTGCTAATCTCGCACTGGTCAGCAATATGCTGGTAGCTGGGCCAGCACTCACCCTGATCGCTGGCATTATCAGCCAGCTTGATCAGAACCAGTTTTCGCAATGGATTACCCACTCGAATTTTCATCGCTTTAACCATCAGCTCCATACTCATGCTGCACCTCCGAGATGCTTCATGTTTTTTCCGGAGCGAAAGGCTATAAGCGGCATACTGACGCGGTAATTACGACCAAGCGGTTCACAAATCACCTTCTGACATTCACGGTCCACCAGGCTAACACGTAGAACATGCCCTGCAGGCGTGGTGTACCACTGACCGGGGCGAGGACAACGGAAAGTCTGATTGGTAAATCGTTTGAAAATATTCCGGATCATTTGCGCCCCCTTACCTCTGAAGAGTTCAGCGACGAATGAATAAGACGGGCAAGAAATGCCGCATCGTTAATTCGGTCATACAGACTTACAGCCAGCGGTGATTCAGCTTTTTCCAGCATGGGATAAAGCTGCTGCAACCAGACCTGATGAATTGATGAAATGTAGGAATAGAGAACGCTGGCGTTATGTGCAACGTCGCTCGGTACAGAGGGCTTTGAAAGCTGTTTCTCCATCTGGTTAAAGGCATTGATGTATGCCTCTTTGAACTGGGCAGCACGTTTACCCGTGAAACCCATAGCAAGAAACGCAAAGCCATCGCGGGTTATTTGATAGCAAGGTAGTTTGCGGCCTGAAGCGTCGGTATAACCACTTAACACAAAATTGTGTTCAGCAAATTCAGCGGAGCATTCAAGGTTTCGAATTCTATCTAAAACCCGCTCATGCCGTTTAGTAAAGTAGTTAGCAACTGCAAGAGATGTAGTGACAGCACGACCATTGATGATCGTGATTTCAGGGTGAACAAAGGTTGGGATCGTAGCCATAATGGCAGCCTCGGTAGCAAGCTTAAAAAACTCACCACATAAGACGCCAATCATAGAGGTGGTGAGACGTACAGAGTTGGCGTTACCGGCGGCTACCCTTACCGGCGCATCTTGCGATGCCCCTGTACGCCCCACCATAATTTGGGCGTGACAAAATAATGCGTACAAAAAAACCGCATCTACGCGGTTGTACGCGGTAGCCTTCTCCAGGACGCCAATCCCGGCACCCGCTTTATAAGGTGCCTGAACAGTGTAACGTCCCGGAATGGCAGAATCAATGTGCTGGTGGTCCTTCACACTCAACAAAATCACGCCTGAATTTCCACAAAGGACTAAAGCACTCATGCGGGTAGTCTTTGCGAAGATAGATAACGCGCTGTGTTTCTGGCTCCCAACGAATAACATGGACATAAAGCCCTCTTCCGTCACGAAACCAGCGGTTAAGTTCCTGCACAACTCGCCCCCCACAGTCAGGTAAAGTTCTCTGTGGTTACTTACAGCCAGGTGATTTGGTAATCTGCATTCATGCCGTAACAACAAGTGTTCAGCGACACTGACCACCAGCTGTTGCGACAAACGGTTATTTGCCGTTAAACTGTTCATGCGTTAGTTTCTCCACAGACACAAAACGCCACGACGCCCGGAGCTGCACACTCGCGGGCGTCACTCTTTTCTGGAGCGCAAAAGATTTTGTAGACCAGTGCTGCATGCTCCTGGAGCTTCGAAATTGACAGATACAACTCATCATTAATTGCTGTCTGCTCGTGTGGCTCCACTACCCCATCTTCGATTGCCGAACGAATCTGCTTTGAGTAACTCCCGATCTGTTCGATGACTTCCAGCAGGCGCTGGTTTATATCGGCGTTCTCTACTTCCTCAATTTCAGGAAGCGATACAAACACCCCACCAGCAGACTGTGCGACAGCATCCGCAATGTAGTGAGTGCCAGCCGCGCGCTGTAAAATCATTGCCCATCCCAGCGGGAAAATCTGATCGCCATCTGCACGAAGGCGGTTGAATAAAGCGTTCTCTGTTACATCCAGCCACTCAGCAGCTTCAGCGTAACCCCCCGGCAGCGCCGCGATAGTTTTTCTGACAGCTTTCACGTACCACTCAGGCTGTTTTTCTACTTTCCAGTGATGCTTACCCACGGTTAGCCTCATCGTTCTGTGGTTAAAAATTGAAGGTGTTCTGTTAATCTTTCGGATAGATATCCGGTCTTAAGTCAGATTTCGTAATTGCACCTGACGTGCATTGCTCAAGTTTTTTAGCCAGCACAAAACTGGCTTTTTTATAACCATTGAAAACCAGCCGTAAGTAGCCTGGTGTTGAGCCAACTTTTCCGGCCAACTCGCCCTGCTGTTCTTTGGTTAAAGAGTCCCAATACGCTTTCATACAATATGTACCTCCGATATACATATTACATGATTGAGATGAACCTTCAAGATACTTGTACCCTATCGGTACAAAGGTTTTAATTTCGTTATGAAAACAGTCCATGACATCCGGCGGTCTAACGCCAGAAAACTGAGAGATGGTGTTGGCGGGAATTCTTCCTTTGCCACCATGATTGATCGCGAGCCAACCCAGACCAGCAGGTTTATGGGAGATGGTGCTACTAAAAATATCGGTGACAGCATGGCACGGCACATCGAAAAATGTTTCGACCTGCCTGTCGGATGGCTTGATCAAGAACACCAGACAACAAACATCACAAAAAAACCTGATGTTTCAATTACTAACAAACAAATAACGTTAGTCCCTGTCATATCATGGGTACAGGCCGGAGCATGGAAAGAAGTTGGCTATTCTGAGGTTGATTTGAGCACAGCAGAAACTTATCCCTGCCCTGTACCCTGTGGCGAAATGACTTATATCTTGCGGGTGATTGGTGATTCAATGATTGATGAGTACCGCCCGGGAGACATGATTTTTGTTGATCCCGAAGTCCCTGCCTGCCACGGTGACGACGTTATTGCATTGATGCACGATACAGGCGAAACCACCTTCAAGCGATTGATAGAAGATGGAACACAGCGTTATCTCAAAGCATTAAACCCAAACTGGCCTGAGCCTTACATTAAGATTAACGGTAATTGCTCTATAATTGGTACAGTAATTTTCTCAGGAAAACCAAGAAGATACCAAATAAAGGCCTAATCAATATTTATAACCTGCTTCGGCAGGTTTTTTTATACTTGACAATGTACCCTTGAGATACATAATGTATCTAAAAGAAACATGCCACAGGCAAGATTAAACAAAATTTGGTTGTAACACGGCGTATGGCACATGCGTCGTTAGCGGTCTGGGGACGTTAAAGGGGACAATCCACTCCTTGCTCGGGCAAACAAACCAGGTAGCCGGAATGTGCAAGTCAATGAGGATGCTGATAAGACGCCTAACCAGCGTGGCGATTCGGTTTGACGCCTGGGAAGAGACCAGGGTGCAACGATGAGGGCATTTATGGAACCGCGACAAAGTGTGGTGCCGTAACTGGCTAAGTGCTCTCAGCGTTGTGGTAATCCGCGAAATGGCGCGGCGGTAAGTATGGCGGGGTTACTCTTTCCCCGTTGAGGACACCGGATTGTCAGGTTGACCATACGCCTGAGTGACAACCACACCACAACAGCCACTGCTTTGGCGGTACCAGTTTGTACACTTGCTTCCGGCTGGTACCGCTCTTTTTACAAAACAGAGAAGAGCATCGCCGGACGACGGGCTCATAACCCAATCCATCCGGGCGGCTGCCACCGCAGGTGTTCTTCTCTGTTTTGTGGAGAAACCAACCGACCTTGCAGGGTCGATATGATGAGGAGCAGCAAAATGGCTAGCGAACGCAGTACTGATGTGCAGGCATTTATCGGGGAGCTGGACGGCGGCGTATTTGAAACCAAAATCGGCGCTGTTCTCAGTGAAGTCGCTTCCGGTGTGATGAACACGAAAACCAAAGGTAAGGTCTCGCTCAACCTGGAAATCGAACCGTTTGATGAGAACCGAGTGAAAATCAAACACAAACTCTCATATGTTCGCCCGACTAACCGCGGGAAAATTTCCGAAGAAGACACCACCGAAACGCCGATGTATGTCAATCGCGGTGGTCGCCTGACTATTCTGCAGGAAGACCAGGGACAATTACTGACTCTTGCCGGTGAACCTGACGGAAAACTCCGCGCAGCAGGTCGTTAATATCGTTGTTAATAAACTAATTATTCATCTTATCACTGAATATCTTTAATATAGTGAGGACTTATTATGTCTCAAAACTTAGACGCAACCGCAATTAATCAAATCCATGCCCTTATTTCTGCTCAGGGTGTTAATGAAATTATCAGTAAGATTGGTGCCGATGCTGTGGCATTGCCTGAGAATTTCCGCATTCATGATCTGGAAAAATTTAATTTAAATCGTTTCCGTTTCCGTGGTGCGCTTTCCACTGCCAGCATCGATGACTTTACCCGTTATTCTAAAGATCTTGCAGATGAAGGCACCCGCTGCTTTATCGATGCTGATAATATGCGTGCCGTCAGTGTGCTTAACCTGGGTACTATTGATGAACCAGGTCACGCAGATAACACCGCCACTCTCAAACTGAAAAAGACAGCACCGTTCTCTGCTCTGTTGTCTGTTAATGGCGAGCGTAACTCCCAGAAATCACTGGCAGAATGGATTGAAGACTGGGCCGACTACCTTGTGGGCTTTGATACTAATGGTGACACCATTCAGGCAACAAAAGCGGCTGCGGCGGTCCGTAAAATCACGATTGAAGCGAACCAGACCGCTGATTTTGAAGATAATGACTTCAGCGGCAAACGCTCTCTGATGGAGTCTGTCGAAGCGAAAACCAAAGACATTATGCCAGTGGCATTTGAATTTAAATGCGTTCCGTTTGAAGGCCTGAAAGAACGTCCGTTTAAATTACGCCTCAGCATTATCACTGGCGATCGTCCTGTACTGGTTCTGCGCATTATTCAGCTGGAAGCGGTGCAGGAAGAAATGGCTAACGAATTTCGTGATCTGCTTGTTGAGAAATTCAAAGACAGCAAAGTAGAAACCTTCATTGGTACTTTCAGCGCCTGATTTCATTACTGCAAATGCCCCTGCGGGGGCATTTATGGAAACATAATCGACTCAATAATCGCCGGATGGTGAGGGCTTCCTTTTACCAGAATTCAGCGTGGTGCAGCACATATACGTGGAGAACAAAATGTCATTTATTAAAACTTTTTCTGGGAAGCATTTTTATTATGACAAGATAAATAAAGACGACATCGTGATTAACGATATCGCGGTTTCCCTTTCAAATATCTGTCGCTTTGCAGGACATCTTTCACACTTCTACAGCGTCGCCCAACATGCGGTGCTTTGCAGCCAGCTGGTACCGCAGGAATTTGCTTTTGAAGCGTTAATGCATGATGCAACAGAAGCGTATTGTCAGGACATCCCCGCTCCACTGAAACGCCTTCTTCCTGACTATAAACGGATGGAAGAAAAAATAGACGCCGTAATCCGTGAGAAATACGGGTTACCCCCGGTTATGAGCACGCCTGTGAAATATGCCGATCTCATCATGCTGGCAACTGAACGCCGCGATCTCGGGCTTGATGATGGCTCTTTCTGGCCAGTACTGGAAGGTATCCCGACAACAGAGATGTTCAAAGTTATTCCACTGGCTCCGGGCCATGCCTACGGGATGTTTATGGAACGTTTTAACGAGTTATCGGAGTTACGCAAATGCGCATGAATGTTTTCGAAATGGAAGGGTTTCTTCACGGGAGATGTGTACCACGAGACCTGAAAGTGAATGAAACGGATGCTGAATACCTGGTGCGTAAATTCGATGCGCTTGAAGCTAAATGTGCAGCACAGGAAAACAAAGTAATACCAGTATCAGTTGAACTGCCACCAGCAAATGAAAGTGTTCTGTTATTTGATGCTAACGGAGAAGGCTGGCTGATTGGCTGGCGTTCTCTCTGGTACACCTGGGGACAAAAAGAAACCGGAGAATGGCAGTGGACATTTCAGATCGGGGACCTTGAAAATATTAATATCACTCACTGGGCAGTAATGCCAAAAGCACCGGAGGCTGGAGCATAATGACCACTTACACCGATAAGGAACAGATTAAAGAAATCAAAGAACGAATCGGCAGCCTAGACGTGCGAGACAATGTTGAGCGCCTTGCTTATGAAATTGCTCTGGCATCACTGGAAGCAGAGCCGGTGGCGTGGCTTCATTCAGACAATGGCTTAGGTATTCCGGCAATAACCAGGAGCAAAAACATTGCTGACAGTTGGTTATCAAAGGGCTGGTATGTTCAGCCGCTATATATGGCTCAGCCAGTGTCGGTGGTGCCGGATGCTCTTCCGTCTTTAAATAATGGCATAGTCGGCTTTGATGAAGGCTGGAACGCCTGCCGCGCCGCCATGCTTCATGGTGCCAAACCTGTAAGCCAGACTTACAAGTTGAACGAGCTGTCGGGCAACTCTCCGGTAACTCCGGATGGTTGGATAAGCTGTAGTGAGCGAATGCCGAACGATAAACAGTATGTTTGGTGTTGGGGGAAGTCTTACGGCTGGACTGAGTGCGATACCTTCGAAGGGTATTACGATTGGTCGAGAAACAAATGGTGGGCAGTTACTGACGATGTGGAAGAACCGGCATCGAAAGTAACCCACTGGATGCCGCTACCGGAGCCGCCGCAGGAGGTAAAGTAATGAACAACTTAATGACAACTAAACAAGTCGCCAACTTCTGTGGAGTTTCAGTATCGACAGTTCTTCGCTGGAACAGCGTAAACAGGAGAACTGGCCAGAAATACAGGCCAGACTTTCCAGATCCTGATATTAAATCATGCCCAAATAAATGGGCATCACGCAAGATTTACAAATTTGCGGGAGTTATTGAGTAACGAGCATTAGCTCAGATGAGAGTTGGTACACCTATGGCACAGAGCTAAACCTGATCTGTTATATTCGCTCTGTGCCGGAAGTATGCCATATTTATTACATACAGTTGTCAATCTTTAAGACTAATTGTGATTGCATCTGGAAATCCAATTTGGCTATAGCACATAGTTTCGGTTATGAATAATTTTCTATCGATAAAATCAAGTACATCTTTTTTCGTGAGCCCCGTTAACATCGTCAATTTGTTAATTACATAATCATACCAATCATGGTGAAGCATGTTTATATACATGTTAATGTCAACTGCATCTTTCTTCCATGAATTATTCGGTATCAAATCTTCAGATAAAAATCCTCTTATTAAATCGCTTGCATAGGACATCCTAAGAAAAACAGAAAGAAAAAGCCTTACATTAACATGTGTAAAATTTGTAGATAGCGTCGAAGGAAACTCGTAAAACCGGTAGATCAACCGACTTACAAAAATAGCAGAGTCTATCGCATTTACAGGCAGTAATGTTCCGATGACACTTAATGCACCACTTATAACGAAGCCATTAGCAACAGAGGCATGAGAACCACTTAGGGCAGATGTTAAACATGCACTCAGAATTACGATAGGAGGAATTCTTGCTATTTTTCTCAAACTCCAAGTGTCCACTTTATCCTCACCTATTATTAACCATCCATGACTCCCATTGCCATCATGGTTTCCATGACAATCCATAACAAGAATATGACCTTGATATTGATTTAGAGCATCAATAAACTCAGCTTTCGATCTAACATCAATAATCTCGCAATCAAGATCTGGCATCTGTTTTTTAAATATCTCAATTGCGTTCTCTAATATGAACTTTAAGTGATCATCAGGCTCAAAAGAACGTATAACTAAAACCTTTCTCAACTCAGATGCTTTTACTAAAACGCGCGGAAAAGCAGAGGTGCTCTGTAGAAGAACGTTACCAGGCGTAGCATTTATTCTTGATATCTCATGACTGAACATTATAGGTATGTTATTAAACCTAATCCAATCCAATGGTACATCACAAACAAAGGACAAATCGCTATAGTTTTTACTTATATATGTTCTCAACTTGCAACCAAGGGCTCTTCGAATAACAGTATTGAATGCTTTAGATTTAGTGATGAATGCTTCACTATTTATCCCAGAAGAAGTTGCAAGATCTTCAAGATTTTTCAAATAATTGGAGTAATGATTTATTGCATTTGGCAATCTTATTGCTGGGATTTTTTTATTTATGCTAAATAAAGTAATCGCAGCTGTTGTTAATCGCATTTCAGCGCGTCTTAGTGAGGTGAGGTAACGGAAAGCAGGACTTTTAAAAAGTTCTTTTCTATCTGAATTTATATCAAGTCTAATTCCAGAATAGCCTGGATTCCTCAACACTCCATCAATAAGGAATTTTTTCTCAATTGTGGATAAATTTTCCGTTATTAACTCATAAAAGTCATTATTTTTATCATATAAAAAAGAGTGCATACCCGGAGCAAAAAGTAAGACTTCCGTTGGAAGTGGTATATCTAATTCCTTTAAACATTCGGTGTATGCATCAACGCTATGAAGTATTATTTCTATAAACTCTCTTTTGCTACTACCATCTTTAATTCTTTTTGGTGGAGATAGCATATAGCCAAGTGATTCAATTAACAACTCATTGGGTAGTGTTGAATTGTTAAGCGTCGATCTCCAAGGTGATTTATTAAATAAAGCCCCTCTTCGCTTCAACTTCGTTGATATTTTCTTTTCACTGTGATTTTTTCTTATTTTATCCTCAATGAATTTCAACCGAGAGAAGAGCACCTTATCAAATGAGTATATACTATTAATCTTATTAAGTGGTAGATCAGCGCGTTTAGAATTGCAACAAATTATAGGTGGTATAGCAAAATGTTTTTTTAAAGCACAAACATACGAAAAATCTTCTTTAGCACAAAAAATTAAGCAAAATGGCGTTTGATAAATATTTGGTATTTTTTCAAGATTTTCTTTAGATATTAAAAAAATAGGATTTAGCCCGCTTAGAGTAGGCTGAAAGTTATCATTTTCATTGACAAAAATCTCACTAATTTCTTTTGGTGTTTTGGCCAATAAAAAAAGAATGTTGGATATCTCTGGGTTGAGGAGGCCAGTATCGAAACCTTGGATTATGGTTTGTTCCCCAGTAGTAGGCATGATTACAACTTTAAGTATCGCCCCGTGTTCCTGTAACAGTTCCATCAAAAATCCTAATAAACAAATAAAAATGTTATAATCAAAAACTGCAAGGATTAGCAAGCAATTCTTACAGTTTTAAGAAGGGGATTATACCGCAATATGCATAATTGCGTTCTGCCTATGCAAAATGTCAGTTCTAGTCTGAACAAGTACAAGTAACTATCGATTCAACTCTCTCCCACCATGCCTGGTAAGCTTTACGCTGTTCATCTAAATAATCGCTCTTGTCATAAACCTGCCATACCCCTGGCAGTTTATGACCGAGCATTATTTCTGCAATATGAGGTGCAGTAAGATCAGAAAAGTTTGTTCGTGCTGTTCGTCTCAAATCATGAAGAGACCAATGAGGGAATTGATACCCCAAACGCCGCCATGCGTACTGCATTAAATTGTAAGGCAGCGACTGCAATGATGTCCGGCCAACGGGTTCCCTGCTTCCTTCCTTAGTAAAAAGCATATCGGAACCATTGTTCATAGAGATAACGTACTTTATAAGCTCTTCAACCGGTTCAATAATGGGGCGCTTTAGCGGTTCGCCTGTTATATCCCCTGTCTTATGTCGTTCTGGCGGTACAGTCCATACCTTATTAATGAAATCAAAATCATCCACCCTAGCGGTAATTAGCTCTGAACTACGGCAGCCAAAATGCAGCAATAGTTTAATGAAGGCCCGGTATTTAGGAACCATTCGAGAACCATCGATCGCAGCATAAAGGATTTTAATTTCATCATGTGCCAGAAACCGTTTCTTCTGACCTTTACGGATATCCATATCTTTACCCGTGATATCCGACAGCGGGCGAGTTTCAATGAGCTTTCTCTTATACGCCCAGACATGGGCCTGCTTTGCGTTAATTAGCAATCGGTCTGCTATTGCTGGAGTCTTAGTGCTAAGAGGCTCCAGGACTTCTAACCAATCATGCAATGTAGCTGCATCGTGAGGGATATTCCCGATTTTAGAGAACAGGTGCAGCTCAAACGAGCGGAGTATCTGTTCAGAACCTTTTTTATTTTTTACACAATATGCTTCATACCAGGCACGGATCACAGACTCTACCGTCATGGCTTCAGTAGCTTTTCGTTTTTCAGCCTGCTTGACTAATCGTGGATTGCGGTTTGACTCGAGTTCACCACGGAGACGGATAACTTCTTCTCTGGCCTCTTTTAATCCAGTTGCCGGGTAAGTTCCGATATCAAGGCGCTCACCTTTCCCTGCCCATTGATAACGATATTGGAACACTACGCGACCTTTCGGTGATACTCTGACAGACAGACCATCACGATCGGATTTAACCAAAACCTTATCACGTTCCTTTCCAACGACTGAACGCAACCACGCATCAGACAGCGCCAT